TGGCTCTAACGACGACGACGTGTTCCCCAAGTTGTACCTTTGTCAGTTGCGATGGTACCACGGGAACTTTCGATAATGGAAACTGTGGCTTCTGCTTGGTTTCTGACAGCAATCAGTGCGGTGGAGCGACGGCATGTACATATCCGCCGGGTACTTGCACCGACCAGTAAAAGTCAACAAGAGTTTTGTATAAATAGTGTAAATCACCTTTTCACGGAGTTATCTCATGCCAGCAGGTATTCAGAAACGTACATTTGGTCCTATTGCCCTTACCAACACGTATACAACAAACGTGTACAACAACACTTCTGCGCTTATTTACGACGTGATCAAACATATTCACGTTGCAAACAAGACGGCTGGTGCGGTATCCTTTCGGTTGTTTTTGGGTGCCACGGGCGGAAACGTTGCCGGTACAGAGTTGTTCTACGACGTATCGGTTGGAGCCTTTTCGGTCTATGATTGGTACGGCAATTTGCGTATGAACAGCACCGACTTCTTGGTTGGTGGTGCATCAGCGATAACTTCGTTGACGATTGAAGGAGAAGGCGAACAGTTTGTTGTCTAATGATGGTCTTTGATGGGAGTTTTTGATGACGACAACGACAACCGCCGCTCCGACCACGACAACGGCAGCACCAATACATCTAACCTCACGCGAGAAATTGAAAGATTATTGCTTGCGGCGTTTGGGGTATCCGGTCATCGAAATCAATGTATCGGAAGAACAAATTGAAGATCGTGTGCAAGATGCCATCGAATTCTTTCAAGAATATCATTACGATGGCACCGAACGCATGTATCTCAAAGAACAGGTCGTGGCGTCTACGATTCTCTTGACGACGCCCGACGCCGCGTCGTACACACAAAACGAAGTCGTCACTGGAAGTATTTCGGGAGCAACAGGAAAGGTGTATGCGGCTCCAACTTCGACGACGCTTCAATTGTTGGGTGGTTCTACGGTAGGAACGTTTGTGGATGGGGAAACGGTGACTGGAGCAACGTCGGGTGTTGCCAAGGTGATAGCCACGAACGGATTTACAGTAGGAAACTGGGATTTGCAGTATTTTGAGATATCAGATTTGGTGTTAGGAATTGATAATATTTTCATTGTTGGTCCCGGCACCGCAGGAACAAATACACGAAATATTTTTGATGTTGTGTATCAGTTTAGGTTAAATGATATGTACGACCTCTTAAGCACAGACCTTATTTATTTTTCTCAGGTGAAAACACATTTGTCTATGTTAGACATGATGTTGCCGGGATATCGTTCGATTCGATTCAATCGTAAACAAGGAAAATTATTTGTTGATATGAATTGGTCGGAACAACTAACTCCCGGTGCATACATCATCGCGGAATGTTATCGTATTTTGAACCCAGAAGACAACAACAAAGTATACAACGATTTATTTTTGAAGAAGTATGCAACAGCGTTAATCAAGAGACAGTGGGGAAATAACCTAAAAAAGTTTGGGGGAATTCAGGTATTGGGTGGTGTAACTCTGAATGGAAAAGAGATTTATGATGAATCAATTGAGGAAATAAAAGAACTAGAATCCGAGATGCAAAGTCGTTGGGAAACACCCCCCTTCTTCGAAATTGGTGGTTGGATATTTTTCTTGATACCACTTCTCAATAATATTCCAAACCTATTAGATATTGTTCCGGGTCTTTAATAATGAAGAAAGAATTTTATGTTTACGCTCACCATACTCCCGGAAATCCCGAACCGTTCTATATTGGAAAGGGAAAAAATGGACGTGTTCGTGAGAGAAGTAAAAGGAGTTCTTTTTGGAAGTCTGTTGTAAAAAAGCATGGATTTGAATATTACATTTTACATCAAAAATTGAGTGAAGAGGACGCTCTAAACTTGGAAGCGAACTACATTCAGTGTTACGGAAGACGAGACCTTGGAGAAGGACCTTTGGTTAATCTTTCCGATGGTTGGGACAACCCGCCAAATCATACCGGGTTTGTTCGATCAAAAGAAACAAGAAGAAAAATAAGTCGATCCCATATAGGAATGAAAAGGCCATGGGTAACAAATTCTTTCAAAATCGGAACACACCATAGTGAAGTCGCCAAGACACATATGCGAGGGACTCATTGTGGAAAACACAATTCTATGGCATCTCCAAAAAATCGACAAAAGGTTGCGTTAAGCAAAATTGGCAGAAATAAATTGTACGATTTACTAGGACACGGACATTATGTTCGAAAGGAAGATTATTCCAAAAGAATAAATGAAGGTTGGAAACTTCCAAACCATGTCAGTTAATCCATTTTTTCAACGCGGGCTTGCTGAAGGAACACCGAGCGAACAGCGTCTCATCGAAGACTTGACGATTGAAGCGATTCAGATTCGGGGCCACGATGTGTACTATATGCCCCGGACATCCGTCAAACCCGACATGATTTTGGGCGAAGATATCCTGTCCGCTTTCACAACTCTATCCTATATTGAAATGTACGTAGCCAACGTACAGGGATGGGAAGGCAACAGTGAATTGATGACGAAGTTTGGCATCGTGGTGAACGATCAAGCGACCTTTGTGGTATCTCGCTTACGATGGAAGGAAGCCGTTGCGCTCCAAACAACTGAATTACAACTTCCCAATCGTCCTGCCGAAGGAGACTTGTTATATTTTCCGTTGACACGGGCATTCTTCGAAATCAAGTTTGTCAATCATCTTGATCCCTTCTTCCAACTCTCCAAGATTTTTGTGTATCAACTACAATGTGAGTTGTTCAACTACAGTTCGGAAGCCATTATTACGGGCAACGAAGAGATTGATGATCGAGCCGCTGAAGCAAGTCGCGATCAGTATCGATATGGATTGCGCAATCAGACCGGAGGATTGGTCCTCAATCAGTTGGGGGAACCGATTATCACACAAGAATATCCGGAAGAAGCCGATGGATTGGATGACACCGTGCGGTTTGAAGAGGAAACGGCGACTGTCATCGATTTCAACGTACATGATCCGTTTGGAGAACTCTAATGTTTCGAGGACAACAATTCTATCATCAACATATTCGCAATGTTATCATTGTGTTTGGGATGTTGTTCAACAACCTGCACATCAAGCGGAAGAATGCGAACGAAGATACAGTGCAATTGATCAAGGTGCCGTTGAATTATGGGCCCAAACAAAAGACAATTGCCCGTATTGCGGCGGCTCCCGAACTAGAAACAGGACGAACGGCATTTGAAATCGTTACTCCCCGTATGGGATTTGAGATTACGTCCTTGGTGTATGATTCGGCCCGAAAGTTGCCGCCCATGAAAACGATACGGGCTATTGGCGATGATAATAGTGTACGGCAAACCTTTGTCGCCACGCCTTATAACATGGGCGTGAGTATGAGTGTGTTTGCCAAGAATCAGGACGATGGGATGCAAGTGGTGGAACAGATTCTCCCCTATTTCAATCCCGATTTCAGTGTTACCATCAACGAAATTCCCGAATTAGGTGTGGTGCGGGATATTCAGTTTGTGTTGGATGGGGTGAATTACAACGACAATTATGAAGGCCTCATGAGTGAGCGCATCAAATTCATTTGGGATTTGGCCTTCACGATCAAGATGAATTTCTACGGGTATGTCGCTGATGTTTCGTTGATAAACAAAGTCATCACCAGCATTTTTGCTTCAACGTTTACTGAAGGGAATCCGAATAATTTAGGGTATGGCACTCGGATTATCACTACTCCTAATCCTGCGAACGCCGACCCATCAGGTGATTACGAGTATTTGCAGCAATTTGATCAGGTGTTGGATTACGGGACCCCGACAACATTAGCGCCGACAACAACGACTGTGGCTCCAACAACGGCTGCGCCAACAACTACCCAAGCCCCAACAACAATAGCCCCGACAACACTGGCTCCGACGACAGCAGCCCCAACGACAACACCCCCCCCGTCTGATCCTCCGATGACAGGACTTATTCATTGGTATCGCTCAGATACGGTAGTGAAAGACGGTGGGGATCAAGTAACCTCGTGGACAGATTTGGTAGGTGTGGCCCACGCGACAATTCCGCTGGGAACCACAGGCCCAACATGGC